GCGGCCACAGGCAAATTCAAGGCGTTCGGTGTTGATCTGAACATCTTGGACCCGTTCAAGATTGGTGCCGAGGTGCGTCTTGGTGACCCGATGAACGGCCAGATCATCGGGCGCGGCAAGGGCACCGTGGCCCAGGAAACCACCGTGACCCCGCACTACTCGACCCCTGGTGAGCCCACGGTGGCCATGACGATGGACAACGAGATAGCCCTGATCAACGCCGGGCAGCAGGCCACTTTGACCGCGAACCTGGTCAACGACGGCCTGATCGGCATGTACGCGTTCAACCGCCAGGACGCCCAACTGTTCGTGCAGTGGTGGGAAGTCTGATGGCCTACACACGCGAGCTGAAAACAGTTGTGCCCGTGCTGGCGGCCGAGCACACACCGGCCGATGACGAGACGCTGGTGTGGCTGGTGCGTGAGAGTTTCGAACGTGAAGCCGCTAGTGAGCATCTGACGCTCACGGAGTGGTGCGACTGCGGAGACCTGGACCCCGCCGAGGTGTCACCGCAGACCGAACGCGAGGTGTTGAAACGCCCGGCCACCGATTACCGCTGGCGCATGTTCACCGGCACCGCAACGAGGTTGGTCAATGCCAGCATCGATTGACCTAGGGTCGTACCCGGCGATCACCCACCATCCGGCCCAGCGCCTTGACCCCACGCTGCCCCGGCTGCCGCAGTTCGACCCGCAGCAAGTCTTTGAGCAGTGGGCGCAACTACTCAAACAGATGACCGGGATCGACCTGTCCAGCCCAGAAGCGTTGTTTACCAGCATCATTGGCAAACTTCAGGAAATTCTCGGACCGATCTTCGGGGGTATCAATCTCACGGGCGGGCTCACCCCGGAACAAATATGGGCCGCGACGATCGCGAACCCGATCAAGTCGTTGACCGGCGTTGATCTGTCCTCGCCTGCGGCGCTGGTGGCCTCCATCATTCATCTGATCACGGGCGGCAACAAGTTCCCTGGCGTGCTGGCTATCTCGCGTATCGCCAACGTGATTCAAGACCTGCTCGACGGCGCAGGGGACTTCCTGACCGCCGACAGCGTGACCGATAACCCGTACTGGGACTGGGATTCAGTGATGCCCGGTTTCGTCTCGGGCGGGTCGATCCGGGCGACCGCGAACGGCACCCAACAGGTGATGCGCTCGGAGCCTTTCGAAGTGTTCGGCGGCCAAACGCTGGAGCTGCGGTCAGCGGCGCAATGGACAGGGGCCAGCGCCACTGCTGGATCGAACCCGGTCAAGGTCGGGTTCACCCCGTTCGACGCGGCGGGCAATCCGCTGGCCGATGTCATTCGCGGCACGCTGCAACCCTCGGGTGATCACGGCTGGCAATGGGTTCCGGTTCAAGATAAATGGCCGGTACCTGCTGGCGTCAAGTACGTCTCGCAGCTGCTCATGCTCGATAGCGGCGCGACTGCGGGCACGTTCTGGTTCTCCAACGCCTCGGCGTGGGCGTCCAACCTGCTGGACCTTCGGTTGGTCAAAGACCTGCGCGAAATGGTCGATGCTGTTGGGGGAGCAGTCAATTCCGGTGTGCACGACATTGAAGAGCGCTTGCAGGCGATCACCGCTGACGGCAAGATCACCGCGACCGAGATTGTCGGCCTGATTCAGCAGGCCCAAGTCTCGGGTCTGGTGATCATCCAAACGGTTCTCAATCAGATCCGCGACGTTGTCAACGGCAACGTGGTCACGCCCATCAACAATATCGTGCAGGACTTCATCGCCTGGTTTGGCTTGAATCAGAACAAGACTCAGAAGCTCACCAGCGGTGGCCACTTGAGCACATCCGATGTCGTCGGCACGTTCGACATGAGCCGGGTCAACGATCTTGTCGATAACCTCGGCAACATCCTGTCCGGGGTCAAGGACGGCGCCGACGGCGTGGGCACCGGCACCACGGGCGCTATCGGGGATCGCATCAATCAGGCCAAGGACTCGCTACTGGCGCTGCTGGGCCTGTCGCAAGACGCCCTCAAAAGCGCTATCGCCGCACAAACCACCCTGCAAGAGCAGGAGACCGAGCAGAACACCGGCGACGGCAACAGCTACAGTTTCGTGTTCTCCGGGGCAGACGGGGCCGCACTGAATGCGACCGATTGGACCACCGGCCCCACGCCCGGAGATATCACCATCAGGGGCGACTCGGGATATGCGGGCGTCAAGAACGGCAACCCTGACGGGTACTTTTTCGCCAGCCCCAACTACACCTATGCCAGCGACGGACAGTCGGCCTCATTCGTGCTCGGCAACACCCAAAACGGAAACTACTACTCCGGGGTGTTCATTCGCTGCAACGCCGATCGCACCACCGGCGCCTACTGCCTGGCCAAAGAGGGCGAGGTCCGCGTCGGCAAGTTCACCCGCTCGGGCACCAGCTGGACGTTCGCCACACCGATGACCTTTCAAGGCGGGCTCTCATCAGTCAAGCAGGGCGCCCGTATCGAAATCCGTTGCAGCGGCAACAACTTCTTTGTCCGCGTGAACGGCAAGCCGGTCACCTCAGCGACCGATGTGGCGGGCACCATCGTCGCCGGGCCGGACTATCGATACGCCATGTTCTGTGTTCAGCGCGCCACGTCGTGGTTCACCTACGACTCCTACCGCATCGCAGCATTCGCCATGTCCGATTACAGCCCCTCGGGAGGTAGTGCCACCTTGTCGAACGCGTGGAGCCTAACCCGCTCGTCCACATCGGGTTTCACATACACCGACCCCATCACCTCAGCGGGCCAACTACCGGCCTCGTTCTTCACCTTCACCGACTACGCCAATGGCGCCACCATCACCGACCTTGGCCGAGGCGCGGTGACCGTGGACCAAGCCGGGCTCTACAAGCTGGCCACCACCTGCCGCCCATACTCGGCCAAAGGTCCGGTCACCCCGCATTGGTGCCTATACCGCAACGACGTTCAGGTCACCGGAGCCATCGGCCCCGGCGCCGAATTCGAAATCCTGCTCAACGCCGGCGACAAGATCCAACCCGCCCTGATCGTCGTCGACTACGACGTGCGCTCCAACGGCTCCACCGGCTCGGAAACCATCGTCTCGCGCACCATCACCCAAGTATTCGGCGTGGCCTCCTTCACCGGCCGAAAACTCATCTAACAACCGACACCACAGGAGAACTCACCCATGACCACACCCGAAGCACCAGCCACCGTCGATGACGACGAGGCTCTAATAGACCCCCCGGCACCCTCGCCCACCCCGGACCCGCCCGCGCCGCAACAGCCGCAAGAGCCGCCCACGCCACCGCAGACGGCGCAGATCCCCGAACCGAGCACCACATTCACCATGCCCGAGCTACCCGGAATCACCTTCACGGTAGTCCGCGGTGGCCTCAACGACGAAGGTAAAACCAACCCCGCCAACTGGATTGAAATCACCGGCACCGACGACGACGGAAACATGGTCTTCCGTGCGGGGTTCGCAGGCCCCTAAATGCCCTGGTCTACAGACCCGAGCATCGCCCCTGGCCGCTCGGGCGGTAAGTGGTACCCGAACCCGCACGTACCGCCACCGGCGCCAACTGGCCGGTGGCACGCGGTAGTCGGACTCGATAGCGCACTGGCGGTGATGTGCGTCGGGCACGTCGAGCTAGTAGCCCTGCAGGCCCTGGGCGTGGTGCTGTCGGTGTACGCCGATCGCGAGCTGGCATTGAGGGCGGTCTACCAGCTGGCGACTAAGCGGCCCGTGTTGGTGACCCGCAATCTGCAACTACAGGCCACGTTCCAACAGGACCTCGCGCTGGCGCTGACCATGGAGCGGGCACTGTTCCTGGCCAAAGTGATCGGCGCGGACCTCAGTAGCGCACTGGAGATGACCGGCACCATCGGCTTGCAACGCGTGGCCGCGATCGATCTGACGCGCAACCTCACCGCGCCCCGCTCGATCAGTTTCGACAAGCTGCTGCCCGTTGGCCTCACACGCACCGTGGCGATGTCCTCGGCGCTGGTGACCGAACGCGTCGCCAAGATCGACGCCGCCCTGTCGGTAACCACGGCGCGGGCATGCAGCCTCGGCTATCCGCCAGGCGGGCTGCCCACGCTGGCCACCTACACCACGGCCGGGGCGTTCACCCACAACATCGTGCGCAACGCCGACTACATGGACTGCGTTGGATGCGGCGCCGGGGGAGGCGGGGGCGGCGGTGACGGCGGTCTAGGCAGCACAGGACAAGGCGGACGCAAAGGCGGATGGAACAACGCCACCGTCGCCCGCAACATCGATCTGCCTGGATCGGCGCTGACGATCACCGGCACCGTGGGCGCGCCGGGAACTGCGGGCGCCAAAGAGAAAGACGGCGGGCCAGGCGGTGACACCACGTTCTTGGTCAACGGAATCACCACAACGTGTGCCGGTGGGGCAGGCGGTAAAGGCGCCTACGCGGGAAACGGCCTGAACCAGCCCGGCGAGGCTGCGGGCAACACCACCGTCAACGGACAGCCCTACAGCGGCGGCGCACAAGCGGGCACCAACACCAACGGCAACTCACCCGGAGGCGGCGGCGGCCCCGGCTCGGGCGGCGCGTTCGGTATCGCCAACCCCGGACGCGTCGGCGGAACGGGCATAGCACATATCCGGTCGTATCAATAGAAAGGGAAATCCACTATGGCATGGGGCATTTCGGCCTACCTGGCGAACAAACTGCTCGATCACATCTGCCGCAACGTCGTCTACACACCACCGGCGACGGTGTACGCCAAGATGCACACCGGCGATCCCGGCGCGGCCGGAACGGCCAACGCGTCCTCGGTGCCCACCCGCTACGCCTGCGCGTTCAACGCGGCGGCATCCGGGTCGATCACCCAATCCAACACCCCCGAACACACCCTCGGCGCCACGGAAACCATTGCAGGCGTCTCATTCTGGGATACCCCCGGACCCACGGGTGGCAACTTTCTGTGGTCTTCCCAGGCGACCGCGAGCAAGTCGGGGGCTAGCGGAGACATCATCCGCATCAACAGTGACTCACTGACCCTCGCGCCGTTGGCCACGACATGATGCGCCGCCAGCTGCTCGGCGTGGGCGCCCTGTGTCTTGCCCTGTTCGCCGCCGCGTTCCGCCTCGGCTGGTGGGCCTCCGACCAGCTGTCGTCCTACGCCCAAGAGATCGACCCTCGTATTAAAAGGTTGTACACACGATGAAATGGCCACGCAAACAATCTGATTGGCTCATCAACTACATCGCTGACCGGTTCTACGACCGGCTACGCGACCGCCTCCTGGAGGACCTGGCACCTTGGGCCACGCGGCGGGCAATCCGCTGGCGCGTCGGTGATGCGGGCGGCAAGGGCCTGCGCGGCGATACCTACAACCTGTCCGCCAAGACGCTGCACGATTTAACGCTGCACGATTTCCTCGGGGGACCGCAGTGAAGTACTGGCCCCTGGATGCTGGCCGCATCGTCACCTCACCGTTCGGCCCCCGCGACGGCGGCATGCACACCGGGACAGACTTCGGGTTCGTCGGCGGTTCCGGTGGCCGTGCGGTGTACGCCGTGCAGTCAGGCACGGTGATCTATGCCGGTGCCGCCCAAGGCTACGGCGGGCCTGACCCGGCAGGCTGGCTGGTCATCGATTCTGACGATCAGCAAGGTGGCGGCGTATTCGAGTACGGGCACATAGTGCGCGAGGTCGGCGCGGGGGCGAAAGTCGTAGCCGGGCAGCGCATTGGCCGGATCAATCCCGACTCATCCACCAATGGCGGTGTGGCCCCGCACCTGCACCTGTCCTACATGCCCCGCGAGTACAACCCCGCCCGCAAGCAAGACCCCTTACCCGTCCTGGCCGGTGCCGCAGAGCCCGGCCAGCCCACCCAACCATCAGGAGGCAACGCTGTGACCATCTTCGGAATCGACATCAGCAATAACAACGGAACCGTCGATATCGACCAGGTGAAAGCCGAGGGATTCCAATTCGTTTGGGCCAAGGTTTCCGAGGGCGCCACTTTCCAGGACGTGTTCTGGCCACGTACCCGCGATTGGTGCCGCCAAGTTGGCCTGGCGCTCGCCGGATACCACTACATCCGCGAGGGTGACGCGAACGCCCAGGCTGACAACTTCGTTGCGCAGCTCGGGGACAGGTCCATCCCGGCGATGCTCGATTTCGAGGACGGCTCGGGCGGTATCGACAACTTCTGGGCCGTCAAGAACGCCATTGAGGCACGCGGGGTCCGCGTGGCCCTGTCGTACATCCCGCGCTGGTACTGGGAGAAAATCGGCAAGCCCGACCTGTCCAGGGTGCCGGGCCTCATTCAGTCGTCCTACGTCAACGGCACCGCCTACGCCTCGGTGCTCTACCCCGGCGACGACAGCCCACGGTGGGCCGCGTTCGGCGGCAAGACACCCGACATTTTGCAGTTCACCGACAAGGCGCTGGTCGCCGGTAAGAGCCTGGACGCCAACGCATTCCGTGGAACACTGGCTCAGCTCAAGGCGCTACTAGGTGCCCAGCCTGAAACGCCGGGCGCCCCGGACTATGAACGCGAGATTTGGGACCAGCTGCGCTTGCGCTGGGAAATGCTCGGCTGGCAGACCCTCATCGAGGCATTCGCGGAAGTCCGCGACAAGGTGCTGGGTACTAGCGACCACGGCAAAACCGGAGTGCGGCCATGACCCGGCATGCGCTGCTGTGTTTCCGGGGCACCGGGGGTGAATGGGGCCTGGACTACACATCGCGCGTCGCTCAAGCCTGCTCGGCGCTCGTGGAAGAGATCGATGTCGATGCCCCTGCGACCATGGGTGCCGCGCCCGTGGGAGCTGCCACAGACCCCCTGGCGCCCAGCGGATTCGAATGCGTACACGCCATGGTCGAATGGGCCGTCACATGGGTGCAGAACAACCCCACCCGGACCTTTGGCGTCGCCGCCTACAGCCTCGGCGCGATCGGGGCCGTGGTCTTCGCCCAAGAGTTCAGGCCGGGCGGTCGGCTGCAACGCTACCGGCCAAATTTCCTGTTCGGTGTCACGTTCGGCAACCCGGCCCGCTCCCGTGGCCACACGTTCTACATGGGCGAAGACCCAGGCGGGGAAGGCATCTCCGATATCCGGCTACCCGAAGGCATGTTCGGCGCCGAATGGGCCGACCTCGTGCAGACCGGCGACCTCTACGGCAACGTGCTCGGAAATCCGTTGGTGGTCAAGGTGTGCCGTGACGCCTACGCGCTCGTGATGACCCAGCAGCTCCACGACCCGCTGCGGCTCGTATTCGACATGCTGCCCCTGATCCTGCGGATCGTGGCCGATTCGGTGAACATGCCCCTGTCCATCCCCGGCACCGTCACCTCAGGATTCCTCGGCCTAATCGCCGCGTTCCTGCCGTACCTGCCGGTGGACAACGACAAGACCGCCGCAGCGACCGGGGCCGCAGTACAGGGTATCGGGTTCGCCCTCGCGCAACCTCCCACTGCGCCGCACATCACCTACGAGTTCGCCGAAGTATGGCCCGGAATGACCTACTTCGATTTGGCTGTGCAGCACGTAAACGACTGGGCGGCACGCACTCCCGCGTCCGCTTAACCAACCCATCACAACTGAAAGGATCACAATGCCCAACCCCGTACCCCAAAACGACACCACACGATTGGTGGTCTACGCGGCGATGTTCATTACCGTTTTCGCCGGGACGGTTGCGCTGGTCGCCTTCGGCAAAATGAGCGCCGATGACGCACTGCAATGGATCGTCTCGGGCGCCGGGCTCATAGGCACGGGCCTGGCCAGCCTGAAGATGGCACAGGATCGTAACGGCGGCAACGGGTCGGCCCAGTGATCCTGCCGCCTATACCGCTCGCCGAATGGCCCCCATTGCCTCCGCTGGCCCGCGACGGCTGGGAGCTGGCCACTTGGATTGTCATCGCTCTGGTCGTACTTGTACTCGGGATATACCGCAAGGATCTTCGCGCTGTGCTCCACCAGGTCAAGAACAGCCATGAGACCAACCTCCGTGACGACGTGGACGGCGTTGGAGACCGACTCAACGACGTACTCGACCGGCTCGAAGAGTTCGGCCGCGACCTACGCGGAATGCGCTCCGATATCGGCGGCCTACGCGGCGAACTGAGAGAAGAACGCAAGGACCGCTTGGCATTCGAGCACCAGGTAGCAGAGAAGTTGCGCGACGCTAACTAGCACGGACAACAAGGTGCCCCCGCCCAAACGTGATGAGCGGGGGCACCTTTTCGGCGTTTCTACGCCTTGCTGGATTGACAGTCTGGCACGACGTGATCATTGGTGACCGAGTGTAGGTACCAGACGTTATTGACTTGTGCGAGTTCGATATTCGCCTCGGACGATTCCGGCGCTTCATTGTGCGGATCATCGGCGTACCGATACCAGACGTGAATGTAGGTGTAACACAGTTTCAGCGTGGCGGTTCCGCTACCGATTGCCGTTATATCGACGTTCCCAATCTTGGGATCACTGCGATAATGAGCGAATTCATTCTTGGTGTCATATCCGCCGCCGCGCAACATGTTGATCAACGCAGCGCCGATATCCCCGTTCAAGGCATCGGGCGGAAGGCTGGGATCAACAATGCGGCTCAGCCGGGTCATACCGACCTGGTCTGGGCTGTATTGATTCATGACGGGCCAGATTTCATTGGTGAACCTGGCGATAATGGCCGGGTCTTGGGGTGCGTCTGCGGTGGTCACAATTGGCCTGGTCTCCGTTTCTTGGGTATACGAGCATCCCGCCAATGCGAGGCATGCGAACACAATCAGGGCGACAGCTCTCATCGGCCCGGCACCCGCAATACATCGGCAAAATCCGGCGTGCGGTTTCGCAGATCGTCAACCTGGACGGGCATGCCGGACCCTGGAGCGTTGATGTAGAACCCATTCCCGAGGTACAGGCCGGTGTGCTGCGTTCCGCTTGTCTGTCCGCCGAATACAAGAACGTCTCCCGGCCCGGCCTGACCGTTGTTGATTGAAGTACTGGGGATGCGTCCGTTCTCATTGATGCGAGTCAGGTTGTGATTGCCGTCAATTGCATCGGTACCTATGCCAACGTCCAGACCCTTGCCGTTCGGGCCGAATCCTGGGGTGGCTTGCTCCACCGAGTAGCGCACCAGCCCGCCGCAGTCATACCCGAGACGGGAGGTGTCTTTGAGCCTATCCGCCGTCCCACCGTCGGGAACTCCCGTGGACGGGCCATTGAGGTTCCGGTTACCGCCCCATGCGTAGCTTGATCCTTGCTGCCCTGCCGCGTGGGCGATCGCGTCAATCGAGCGGTCTCCGGTGGGGGTCCTGGGATCGGGCAGGGCATCGCCAGGTTTGTAGTGGGCGAGTCGCTTTCGCCATTCGTCGGCAGAAACCCCCGCCTGTAGCGGAGCTATGGAGGCATTGGGGCCTAATTTCAAATGCTTCGCAGCATCCGGTGACGCATTGTTCGCTGTGCCCATGGTCGGATTGGCGAGCTGGCCGTCCTTTGGCGCAAGCGGAAGTTGATCGGCGGGCGTGGCGGCAGCGGCAATCGTCGGGTCGGGCCTGTGCTCGGGTTGTGGTGCGGGCTGGCCGACGTGCGGCCCATCAGCCACGGCACCGCCCGGTGTGGTGATGGCTTTGAGCGCGTCGGCGATTTCTTGGTCAACCACATCGGCTTTGCGTAGCAGCGCTTTCATCTCGTCTTCGAGCTGTTGCTTGGCCGAGGCTCCCTGGAGATCCCCGCTCGCGCCGCTTATGGAGCCGTCATCATTCAGTTTCCAGTGCTGCATGTTGCCGTTTTTGTCGTAGGTGCCGTTGCCCTCAATGGTCGATTTGAGGTAGCGGTACTTGGCTTTGATGCCGAGCACGTCGTCATACAGGGGCCGCAGCTTGTCGGCAACGGCCTTGGCTTGGCGCCCTTGGTCATCGAGATCGACCCGCAGCTTGTTGTGGTATCGGTGCCACGCCTCGGCGGTCAAACCGCCCCAGCTGGACAGGTTGGCTTGTACCCCGTCGAGGGTGTCGCCGAGCTTGACATGCGATTTGTGAATGCCGTCCATGGTGCCGATGACATTCTGCAAACCCTCCACACTCCAGTGTTCAATATTGGAGCACTTCGCCACGGTCAGCCCCGCCCGTACGAGTCAGCGTTCAGGTCATCCATCGCAACCACCTGGCCGGTGAACTCCTGCATCCCAACACCATGCTCGGCAAGGTGTTTGTGCAGCACCCGCGTCTGATCAGCCAACGCTGCGTGCGCTGCCTCCAGCGCCCCTTGCGTCTGTCCCCACATCTGCGGCACCGCGGACTCAAGTTCACTGTGGTGCGCGCTGTGCTCGGACTTGGATTCCTCGACCGCATCGAGCAGCCGATTGGATTGACGCATCATCGGGTCCGGGTGAAGCTCAAAAGAGTGCGACATACTGCCCCTCAGTGGTTGCTGTTGGGGGCAATATACGTGCGCAACCGGGTGGCCGCTACCCCCTGATGGGCGAATCGTCATATTGCTGAGACGGTCGCCATCCGATTCTGGCTGACCCCCAGGCAAGATCGCTGCGCGGCGGTACTGTGTGCCTACAGCTGGGCGGAAACACACTTTCACACCCCGGATTTGTGTCCTTACACCCGCCCAGCTGCCTACGCACCTGACCTACCGCAGCGCGGGCAGTTTCGGCACCCGCCGGTCCGGATCGGGCACCACATGCAACCCGTTGCGGGACTCGGCCTTGCGGAACGCGGCAGCGCTCATGTCGGCCATCTTCTCCACCAGGTCTTGTGTCACGTAGTACTTGGCCGCTTGCCGGCCAATGCGCATCCGTTCGGCAGTGAAATCCACCTGGTTGGAGATGCGCTCACGCGCCCGATCCTCGGGGATCTCCAGACCATGAGCCAACAGCCGTGCCATGAACTGTCCGGTGCGTTCATTTATCCAAGGGGAGCGGCGAACTGTCATAGCCGGTGACAATAAGCGAGCCGGGCGCCTTGGAGGTTGGCGACCGGCTCGCTTTATCTCAACTGTTATCGGACGGATGAGTCTTCAACTGGGAGCAGGACACGTGGCCGGGCAGTTGCCTTCCGCATCTTCGGTACTGCGCACAGCCGCGAAGCCATAGCGTCGACGAATGACGCACCACGTTGCTCGGAGTACGCGAGGTAGACGCTAGTGGTGGTGAGGCTCGCGTGCCCCATAGCCTGCTGCACGTCGCGGATGTCCGCGCCCATGGTGACCATCATCGTGGCGAAACGGTGTCGCAGTGTGTGCAGCGTGTAGGGGAGGTTCAGATTCGCCAGGAACTCTGCCGCAGTGTGTGCCACGTAGTGAGCAGTGACGGGGGAGCCCATGGGGCGCAGGAACATTGGCCCCGAACGTAGCAGGTGTGGCGCTATGTGGTCCATCACCATGGGGGCAACCCTGATAATGCGCTCCTTGCCGCCCTTGCCGTGCACGGTCAGGAACGCGCCCCCGCCTTCCTGGTCGGGTCGGAAATCTTCGCGGCGCATGGCCGCGATTTCGCCCGCGCGCAATCCGCAGTATCCCGACATACAGAGCCATGTGTGCATGTCTGATCCTTCGGGCGCTGCCGTCAGGGCTATGCGGAGGTGATCTTCGGGGATGGGGCGTGGCATGCGGGGCTTGATGCGCGGTTGCTCAAGTCGGGATGCCGGGTTATCCGGGATGTGCCCATAGCGGTGCGCCCAGGCATAAAACCGGCACACATGCGAGGTGTACGTCTGGATGCTCGACGCACATACCTTCAGGGAGCCTTGCCATGCGAATAACTGTTCTTCGGTGGCTTCCAGGAGGCCGGTTTCGCCTAGCCAGCGGTCCAGTCTGTTTAGCTGACCGAGTCGGTGCTCGATGGTCTTCGGGGTCATGTTGCGAAGCTTCATATACGCTGTGAAAGCGCTGAGAGTGTTTTCCACGACGGAAGAGATAGCGCTTACGTGATCTTGGTTCTGCAGTTGTTGCAACTAAGCAACTTTCTTGATCGCAATCCGTGATTCCCGCCCAAAAATGGGCGATGGCCTGCACGTTTACCGATTGTCGAACCATAATAAGCGGTAAGGTACCTGCCCCCAGTGGCCGATTTCACAGTCGATGCGGCGGGAAACAGTTCGGTGATGGAGATGCCGAAGACGGCTGCGATCTTGGCTAGCTCCTCTACGTCGAACGCATCCCGCTCATCTCGGGCTTTCAGTTTGCGACTTAGGGTCGGCTGGGTGATCCCCGTGGCGCGAGAAAGCTGCGCTTGGTTCACGTCGGCGCGTCCCATGAATGCGCGCACTTCCCCGGCCACCCGCGCGCGGGTTGTGCTTAGGTCGGCAAGTTGTGGAGTTGTCATATACAAGACTCTAGCCTCACCAGTGGAATGTTCAAGCGAAGTGTGCATAAAAACGGCGGTATGGGGCGTGATTGCGCACTAAGATTCCAGATATGGAATTACATGCTTGACATTCCAGATCTATAGGTCTATCCATTCATATATGGATGACAAGCAGGTGGCGGTGCGCTCCGCAGATGTAGCCGCTGAAGTTCGGGCACATCTGGCAAGGCGTCGCGTGCGCCACTGCGCCGCTGCGGAAGTGATAGGGATCGGTCAAGCATCAATGTCGCGACGGCTGGCGGGGGAGTACCCGTTCACAGTCGTTGAGCTACTCAAGCTGGCGGATCATCTCAACGTAGACATCCGGTCGTTCTTCCCGGCTTCTAAGGCGATGGTCTCGTGAGTCGGGGGAAGTATGGCGCGAAGGCTGCGAATCGTCTTGCCCAACTCGACAGCGAGATTGTTCGCGGGTTGCGCAGCGAGATTGACGGGGTTAAGCGCCGGAACGCTGAGCTTGAGGCTGCGCTCGCTGAGAGTGCCGCCCGCTTCGGAGGCGATGTCATCAAGCGAGCCGATTCGTTGGCGGCGGAACTGATCGGACAGGCTCGCGCTGACACCGAGCGGGCTCGCCGGGACCGCGATCAGAGTCTGCGTGAGGTAGCCGACTGGCTTGTCCTCTACTTCGCCGAAGCCTACAGGGCCAACCCTGATGCGAAGGTTGTGCCCGACGACATCGACAAAGTCCTGGCTCGTTTGGTCGGTTCGGCAAACGTGGGTCAGTATCTCGCTCAGATGCCCGCCTTTGGATCCAATCGCAGACATCGCCGCGCATCAGCCAAGGTGATCAACGGTAACAGGTCTGACTACGACCGCCCCTCATATGCACAGGGAGTGCCGAACCAGGGCTACCTGGGGTCAGCCAAATGAGCAAGGTGCGTAAGTCACGTCATCGCATCCCCACACTCACGATGACATCTGACCCGATCGATGAGCGCTACCAGGCCGAGGTGGACGCAGCAACGAACCGGCTTGAGCGCCGCCACCGGCGAGCGCAGCTCGCATTGCAGAAGGCCGAGGCGCGCGCCTTGCGGGCTCAAGAACTCCATGCAACGCAACCATCGCGAGCCAATCGGGACATCCGGAACAGCCTGGAGAGGCTTGTGGAACAGCGCAGAAGAGAGCTACGCGACATCGAACGGCTAATGCTCCCAAATCACTACGCGGCCAGGGATTCGCGTCGTCGCAGAGTGTGTCACCGACACGGTCAACAAGACTAATCCGCCCGCAAGACAACTGAATACGGAAATACCCCAGCGGCCGGGCTCAATTTCCCGCCAAGAAAATCCACACCCGGACCGCTGGGGCCACTGCAACCAGGATAGGAGAACCTGGCATGTCCCACCGTATCCCCGATAGACACCAGCGTGTCGGCGGCGTCCGCGCGGCCATCATGCGACACGCATTTTGGACGGTCGCCGCTCTAGCCCTCGTCTACGCGCTGGTGATGCTATCTGCCCACCAGTATCCGCAATTCGTCATCTGGATGGCACTCATGGTGGCCGCGTCCTGCATCGATCTACGGGTGCACCGTCGCGGCCGGTACCGCGATCGCGCCGGGGTGCTGCTGTTCATCGCCGTAATGGCCATCGTTGTCACCGGAGTGTTCGCGCAGGTCGGGGTGAACGCATGAGCCTCACATTCGACCCTGTGCCCGAATTCGACTCGGCCATGGCCGCATTCGATAAGGCAGAGCAGGCGTGCGCCCTGACAGCTGGCGATGTGACCCTGCGTGCTGACATCGCCGAACTGCTCGAAGCGCTGCCGATGTGCGAGCGACAGCGAGCGTGGGTCCAAGCTGCCGAGGACTCCGGTACCGACCCGCGAAACGGCTGGTACCTGTTCGCCGGGGCGATCAGCGAGGCCGCGCTAACGGACTTCTTCACTGATCGGGACGCACGGCCTACGGCTAGCGCCGTCCTCATGGAGGCGGTCTAATGCAGAAGCCCACCAAGGCATTTGCCGACATGGTGCTTGAACTCGCGGACAAGCTAGAGGCAGTCCTTAACGAGATGTACCCGGACGGCCAGCTTATCCCTGTGTTCGTCAGTCCCGAATCGCTGCGCGCGTCGGCGCGAGACCTCACGCGGAATGCCGAGGATACTCAGCGTTCAGCCGAACCATCCTTAGCGCCAAGCCGTTTCGCGCCCCTGTATCCAGTCACCTTGTATCAGGCCGGGTGCACCTCGTGCGGCACTGTCGTTGATGACTACGGCGACTACTCCTGCTTGGAATCCGGCGACGCAGTGAGCTATGTACGCGAAGTGTTTGGCTGGTTCGAAACCACCCGCGACGAGCCCTCGCCAACGCCGGAAATGCCGAACCGGGTCATTGTGCACACGATTGAGTTGTTGTGCCGGGACTGCCAGCGCTGCGAGGTCTGCGGCGCCTGCAATCCCGCTGAGATTGACGAACATCTGGTGTGCGTCGAACACGAAGACCATGACTTTAGCGACGGTCCAATCGATGTGCCCGAGGCGGTCTCGTGACCGGCGACCAGCCGGTCGGTGAGCATCCCCCGATCGGCAGGTTCGATCTGCTTCCGATGGAGCTACGGGTGCGAGCCGTGGTGGCCGCGCAAATGACGTGCGAAATGCTTGCCCGATTCATCGGCGGCATTGATCTAATACCCGATTTCACAGAGGATTTCGCGGCGCTTCTGCACGTGCCCGTGACCCCTAACAACTAGCAGGGAGACCCTTTCATGTCACGTTCAGAAGACCCGAACCTTATTTGGCTGGAACGCGCGGCCAGCGCGACAGGTGAAATCCATTCCATCACTGGCGATTCAATCGGCATCCGTGGGCATTTCACCCCTGGTCAGGCATTAGTTGTACGTCCTGGCGCAAGGGTGTTCGTCATCACTGTCGATGACGTAGACGAATTCCTTGACGATCTCACTGCCAACGCCGCCGAGAAGGCCGCCGCAGCAGCGGCATTCGATACCGCCCAATCTGTTGCCGACAAGGTTATTAAAGCCGCCAAGATGGCTGTCGGACGCGCTGCCATGCTCCCCAGTGACGGCGCCCAGACAGTCGCGGATGCGGTAATCCATGCGGCCAAAGCGGCCAAACGGGGCAACAAATGAAATTCGCGATGGATACCGACCTGCTCGCTGAAACCATCACGGCAGCAATCAGTTCCCTACCGGCGCGGCCAACGTCTCCGGTCCTGGGCGGGGTGTTGGTTGAGGTCGGTATCGGCTCGGTCACGATGTCGAGCTTCAACTACGAGCGCGCCACCAAGCGTACCGCCGCCGCGATGGACGTTACCGAGCCTGACACAGCCGTGGTGTCAGGAAAACTGCTGGCCGCGATCGGCGGGAACCTACCCCGCAACAAGGACGCCACCGTTGACGTGAGCGGGCAGGAAATGGTTATCACGGCGGGCCGCACCGCATTTCGCCTACCCCTGCTGCATGGCGAGGACTTCCCCGAACTGCCGATCATGAAGCCCAGAGAGGATGCCATCGGCACGGTTGATGGTGACACGTTCGCCGAGGCGGTACAGGTCATCGGCGCCTTGGCCTCCACCGAAGAGCAACCCGTCGAGCTGACCGGAATCAATCTCACGTTCAGCCCAGATGGGTTGTGGCTGTGCGCCACTGACCGCTACATCGCGGGTAGGCGCCGTCTGGACTGGAACGGCAGCGTGCAGACGCAAGCCCTCGTACCGGCTGCTGACCTGCTGGCCACGATCAAGGCCGTGGCCGGTTCGGTGCCGGAGAACATCGAAATCCTGTTGCGGGGTAGCTCAATGTTCGGCCTGCGTACCCCATCAACAACGGTCATGACGCGTTGCCTGGCCGGGGAATTCCCGCCCATGGAAACGGTGCTAGCTAAGGCTGTCTACGCGGCCACGTCCACGGTGGCCACCGCAGAACTCGCGGACATGCTGCGCCGGGCCTCGTCCATCGCTGATGACGGCAACGCCCAAATCGATATCGAGGTTGACGCTGGGGGCCTGTCGGTCACCACCACCAAGAGCGCCACCGGCAAGGTCAACGACAGCATCGCCGCTGTGCACCAGGGCGATTACTGCCGCGTTGCAGTGTCGGCTCGGCGCCTCAATAGCGCCTTGTCGGTGGTCGATGACCACGAGGTCACCTTGGGATTCCGCGAGGGAAAACCCCTTGTCAGCATCCATCCGGGCGCCTTGGAACGCACCAACGACCCCGTTGACCTGTTGGCGTGCAGCAACTTTGCGCTACTTATCGGAATCCGCGGGGCGTGACGCCGATGCCCGCAACCCCGCACAGCGCCCGTGTCTTCATCGTGGTTGACCCGGTGCAGGACTACGACGAGCCGTTGCAGATCCTCGGCGTCTTCGGATCGCTCAAGACGGCGAAGTACGCGGCACCGCGACTGATGAAAGCCGCTTGGCGGTTCGATCCGAATCGCTTTGTCGAGGTTCAGGAATGGCGCGGCGACACCCTCGTAAACACCTGGACCTATCACCCCGATCGCGGCTGGCAGTTCACCACCGAAATGGAGGCAGCAGCATGACCGTAACCTCAGGACCGTTCTTCAACGTCGTTGACGAAGACAGTAGGCACCGCCGCGAGCTACGCGAGCGGGCACTGTATTCAGCCACACTCCTGCACTGCGAGACCGGCGACACCATGGCCATTCTCGACCGCGAGACAGCCGTCAAGGACGTGCTGGCCACCGCCCAGCAGTTCTACGACTGGATCGCCCAGGAGGCCAGGTGATCACCCACAGTGGCGGCGCTACCCGCTTCTTCTGGTCCTGGCTCATCGGCTCGGCCGCGTTCTCCATCCTCGGCGTGGTCACGCACGCGGTGCTCGGTAGTGCACGCTCATCACTGATCGCCTCGGTGCTCGCGGTCGGCATCGTGGTAATCCAGCTGTGCGCCACCTACGGCGTGCACGCCTTGGTTCAGGAACGCATCACCGGCGCCGCATACCGCTGGGCGCTCGCAATCGCCATTGCACTCGCGCTCGGCGCGTTCGTGCTCAACTTCGTTGCCCTACAAGACCTGGTGATCACCTGGGCAGGCACCGCGCCCGCGATCGCCTGGATTGTGCCCCTAATCATTGACCTGGGGATGACGGCGAGCACCCTGGCGATACTGGCACTCACCGAAGCTCAACGCACCGAGCAGCTGCACGCACCCACGCACCCTGACGCACAACCGGCACCCTCCGTTCACGTCGAGGTGCACAACACCGTGCACGCCGACGCGCACGCGATTGCACAGCCCGTGCACGCTGCCGAGCAGGTAGAGCGCGCAGCCGTGCACGCCGCGATCGCCATGCGCCTCACCGGCTCAGGAGTGGTGCGTATCGCCCCCGAGCGCGTCGTGCGGGTGCTGGATGCCCACGCCGAAGGTGTAAGGCCGGGAACGATCGCGCGGTCCCTGGGGGTCGGATTCAGCACCGTCAAGAACATCGTCGCGGCGGTCACGGTCGAGGGGTCAGGGTCCGATGGCGCCTAACGCCCCTTCGGGCTTGGTGCGCCGCATGTTCGCGCTCTTTCATCTGGGCGGCGTGCAGCAGAAGCGGGCCGATCGGCTGGCCGTCGCGTCATACGTCACCTGGCGCCGTATCCGCACGACCGATGACCTCACCGAGGCCGATATCAAGGCCATCGTCGCGACATTGGAGTACTGGCGTTTCGCCGGCCAAATCGAGTACCGCTGCCGCCGCATCGCCGAATCAATGCACAAGGAGATGAGCGCATGACCGATGCGCGCGACGATGAGTCCTTCTTGGCTCACGTGGCCGACATACAGCGCCGCGAGGCACCAGAGCGGCGCAGGCAGTGGATTCGGCGGGTCCTGGGCTGCACCGACCTCTCAGCGGCCCAGCGCAATGTCCTGCTCGCGCTGGAGACCTTCGCTGACTATCTCGACGGCTCCAACGCGCACCCTGGCGAGACCAACCTCGCCGAAATCTGCGGACTGACCACACGGGCCGTCCGAACCGCCCTCAGCAGAGGATGTGAACTCGGCCTGATCAAGAAGACAGCAAACGAAAATCCGCGAGCAAGCCGCGCAGCGGTGTACCGATTGGTGCTCTCAGGCGAGCCCATCACCGGAACGGCGGTTCCGGTAAAAGAGCCCATCACCGGAACGGCGGTTCCTGTGAATAACTCCATCACCGGAACGGCGGTTCCTGTGTATAACCCCATCACCGGAACGGCGGTTCCTGTGTATAACTCCCATCACCGGAACGGCCACGACGCCATCACCGGAACGGCCGTTCCGCCCACCAAGTCATGTACCAATAACTCAAGGGTGTTACGTAACTCGGGTACGTCACCAGAGCCGCGCATCGCCGAGGACACACACCCTGAGCCTCCCTCGCGGTTCTGTGATGAGCACCCGATGGGAACTCGGGGCAACTGCGGCAATTGCGCAAACGCGCGAACTGCCTTCAACGCCTGGCAAGCCCACCAAGCCGTCCGCGATGTCGAAATCGCCCAGGCCGACACGCGGCGCCGACACGAGCAGCGCGTCAACTGCCCGTGGTGCCACGGCACCAACGTCCGCGACATCGGCGATGACCTCGTGGAGAAGTGCGACCACCAGAGCCCGCCACAGGCCCGTAGAACCCTCTCGCTGGTGCCACCACTGCCGGGCGGGCCTGAAAACGTCAGGGCGGCGCAATGAGCGCCCATTCCGGCCGCACCGAGGCCGACGAGCCCTCCACGTTCGAGCGTGGCCCTGGTAGGCGGCGCCGCAGCGCACCGGGGCCGGTCTACGCCGCCTACGCCGTGACCGGAGCCCTCAACCGGCCATGCCCACGGTGCGGAGCCAGACCGCACCAGTACTGCCACGCCCCAGACGATCCCGGCCGCGAAAGCAAAGGCCCATGCATGCAACGACTCTCAGAGAGGCAAGAGAGCTGATGACGACCGAATGCCGCAACAAAGCCTGCAAGCGGGCCTCGCAGCTGTACCTGTGCAACGACTGCACCACCGTCCTGCGTAACATGCTCGACCAGGTACCCGAACTGCTGGCCGAACTCGACGCCCGCATTCAGAAACTCGACCGCGTACCGCACGGCACCATCGGGCGCACCCGTGGCCCCTCGGACCTGAACGTCATGGATTTTGACGCCGCCGAGACCGCCCGCGAAACCCGGAAGATGCTGCGCCGCTGGGTCGAAACTGTCGCCTCCCAGCACAGCGGACGGCGCCCACCCGGCCTGGACACCGTGGAAACCCGCATGTTCGCCCGCTGGCTACAGGTCAACGTCGAGGCCATCGCACGCCTGGACATCGCCGGAAAGATCTACGACGACATCAAGGAACTCATCGGTTCCGGCGACAAAGGCGGCACCCTCGTACGGGCCATAGATCGCCGCGAACGACACTTCGCCGGATCATGCCCAACCGTCACAGGATGGGACGCCAACGGGCGCGTCATCGAATGCGGAGAAATCCTCTACGACGAATACGGCAGCAGGACAATCGATTGCCCAACCTGCGGCCAGGAAATCGACGTAAAACGCAACCAGGTACGGGCGCTGGCCAGCCGCGACCTCATGCCCGCAGACACGCTGCTAGACGCGCTGGCCAACGCCGGGGAATCAGTGCAGGCCGACCAAATCGAGCGCTGGATAGCCATCAAACGACTACGCCCACGCGGCTACATGCACCAAGGAAAGTTCGTCAAAACCCGTGTGCAAGAGGCAGATAACGCCCTGTACAGCTTCGAGACCGCACGCAGGCTGCTCCGAAAAGACAACCGCCACAACGCACGTCAGAAAGTTAACCGATGAACAAGGGAGAGAACATGACCACCACTACCGACCCCGATGTCGGGCGAGGACTGTACGGCAAATACCGCGTCGAAAAGGCCAACGGCAAGCCAGTCGGTGAGTGCTTCGTACTGGAGGCCCACGACCGACACGCAATCGCAGCAGTGCGCGCCTATGCGGACTCCTGCGCCAAGGATTACCCCAGCCTTGCAACTGATCTCGTGACAATGGCCGGACGGTGGGAAGACGAACAGAGCCAGCCCCGCATCGAACCGCCCCAGTGCAGCGAGTGTGGCCGCAGCCGCACATTACGAGATGCATACGACTACAACCCGATTCAGGTCGTAACCGGTCAGCGCCTCGGCTGGTATTCAGCCGAGGATGGCGAGATGTGCCCCGAATGCATGGCCGAGCTGATGGGAAGGGTGAACCGATGAAAGACGGAGTATCTACAGGACTTGCGGTTGTGGCGCTCATGCTGGCCGCGTGCTCGCCGGAACTGATGGAGCGTGGGATCGTAACCGGCGGCGAGCATCACAAGCAATGGCTCGAAATGCTGCCAATTACAACATGTTCTGGAAACCCGCCCGTATGCACCACAAGCTACGTCCCGATCAATCACCCCGAGACGTGGACCCTCAAGCTGGATGACGGCAGCCGCAAGGGCCAACGCGATGTCACCGAAGAAGGCTACAAACGCTGCCTGATCGGCGAGACTTGGCCAGATTGCGAGGCCACGGAATGAGTAACGCGAGTACCGCACCGCTCCAATGGGTCGCGGTGGAAAGCGGGTGCGGACAACTCCGGGAAGCGTCGTATCAGGGGGGAAGGTATCAGATCTACACCTACCGGGGCGGCTGGGCGTTCGCGCGCTGCAACCATCCTCTGTTGCCGAAGTTCGACGGCTGGGCGACCACCGAGTGTGAAGCAATAATGTTGTGTCAGAACGACTATCAGAAAGTCGCACGACTCATAGCCTGGGTTGAGTACGTCCTGACGAATGACCCGCCGTCGCCGTGAATTGCGCACGCTAGCCTGATAGCTGGTTCTGTAGCTCAAGAGGTGAGAGCAGGTGAACAAGTCCCCGGTGGAAACGTACGACACAAGTTCCGGGTGGAAACCAAGATGCGGGATCATGGCCCGCCAGAACCCCTATGTCGGACCCTGGGAGTAGAACCGGCCAATGGACGCACGTAAGGCCATCCGCGAGGTCATCGAGAGCATCCCGAACCTGTTCGGCGTAACCCGGAAGAAGACTATCGGCGCCGAGGGCGAGACCGAGACCATCGTCTACACGCAGGCGCAAGTCGCTGACTTGATCGCCTCGATACTGCCCGACAGCCTAAAGACAAAGGGTCACATGGTGATCGGGCCGCTGCCCGGTATCGAGTCGGTGCCTGACCAGCCTCGGCGGCGGTATGTCCGTGTACCAATCACCTCGCAGCCGTGGTCTGACGGCGCGGTGCGTATCAGCCCGCACGGTGACGAGGTGGTCATTCGCAATGTGCCCGACCGGCTGCACATGCAGGACGTGCCCGCGCTGGCCGCTGCGCTCATGGCCGCCCACTCGACATGGCGCCCGACGCGCCGATAGGCCCGTGGGCAACCTGCATGTTTGACCGAAAACACGCCGCCCGAAATCCGCTACGCGGAAATGTCCATTCTGACCTGCTACTATTCCGTTTCGAGTCGCCACCCCCATGCCCGAACCCCTTCGGACCTGGGGGTTTGTTCATTTCCAGCTAACGTCAGTGGAGGTGAGATGACGACCGTTCAACGCAACACCACCACCCGAGACAAACACCGGCGCATCATCAGACTCGGGCTGGCGCCAAGCCCGTTCGGGCGACACCCGGCCTGCTATCACTGCGGCGAGGACATCGACTACGACGCCCACCACCTCGACCCGCGCAGCTTCACCATCGATCACCTCAAGGCGCTGGCCAAAGGCGGAACCGACACCCTCGACAACATCGTGCCCGCGCACCGTGGATGCAACCGCAACAAGTCCGACAAAGACCTTGACGAGCTGCTACCCGGTGGAGTCACGTTCGTGACCGAACGCTGCTGGTGGTAGGGCGATGGACGAACGACGCGCCGCCGCATACCAGAGGCTCGACGAAGTGGTCCGCGAACTGACCGCGATCACCGAAGACGAAAGCGACGACGGCCAGCCCCGATACACGGCCACCGATTACGTGCTCATCGTTGGTGCGCAGACAATCGACAACGACGGCGATCGCGTCGGATACGTCACCGTCTATCCGCAAGGTGGTTCGCAACCGTCGTACATCACCACAGGTCTTGTCGCTCAGGCCCAAGGATTCCTCGCGGCCTCGCCCGCTGACTGATCGAACGCTGGACCGACCCCCTGGGGGGACTGGACCCGAGGGGTTCGGCGCCCGCCCCTCATGGCTTAGGCGACCGCCCCCCCTGGCCGATTTTGTTTCGGGGTCGTTGGCGCCTGTGAAATCTCGTTTTTTGTTGACCACAAGGGCGATTCGCCGAGGGTGAAACCGGCTGACCCGTATTTCGCTTCGGCACAGGCGATCTGAGAGCCCGAAAAGGAGGCCGTCATGCAACTTACGCCCGTCGATTCCGCATCAGGCGGCGCACCGCTGCCTGCTGGACTGACCAAGGATGGTTCAGGCCAATCGCTGTGGCGCTCCATCGTGGACGACTACACGCTACGGCCCGATGAGCTGCGGCTGCTGGCCGATGCGTGCGAGCTGGCTGACCGTATCGACTACCGCAAGAAGCGCGCCGACGAGCTGCACCGCGAGGTGGGCGAGAACCTGCTTATCCGTGGTTCGACTCGCCAGCTTGTCAGGAACCCGCTGATTGATGAGGCCCGCCAGGAGTTGGCCGAGCAGCGCAAGGATCGTATCGCGCTCAACGACCTACTAGCCCGGCTCAAGCTGCCTGATCTGGACCCCGACCGCGACGGCGACGACCAGGGCCGTGACGGCGCCAGCTCCGGTGCGAAGCGATCGGCCTCGGCGTAATGGCGAGGCGGCGCCACTCACGTCGCCCGTCCGGGGCGAGTCATATCCGCGTGGTCAGTGACGACGAGCGCGCACCCGCCCCGGCGCACAACGACCCTGAGCCGTCCCCGAGCGATGGCGCGGCGCAATTGCCCGAGGCCGCGACGGCGCCTGCTGACGGTCAGATGTCGCTGGCCGATGCGGTCGCCGGTGGCGACTATCAGCAGATTTTGCAGGCCCAGGCGCGGGACATCATTCGGGACCTGGCGGCGGCGACCGGGGCGTCTAAGGCCGCGCTACACGGGCGCTTGATGACCATCTCCAAGGAAATTGAGAGCCTGAAAGCGGCGCCGGGCGGCGAAAAGTCCGTAGTGGCAACCACCGACGATGAGCCCTGGGACAGCACGGCTCTCTGAGGTCGCACGGCACGTCATCGCCCCGGCCGGGATCGTTTCGACCGGCTGGCCAGCGGTGCGCGACACCTGCAACCGCCTCGGTTGGGAGTTCGACGGCTGGCAGGACGGCGCGGGCCGCCTAATCCTCGGTAAGCGGGCCGATGGCCTGTACGCCGCCGACACGATCGTGTTGTCCATCCCGCGCCAGGTCGGCAAAACCTACCTGGTGGCGTGCATCATCTTCGCGCTATGCCTGATCCACCCCGGCTTGACGGTGATCTGGACAGCACACCGAAAGACCACTGCCGCAGAGACTTTCGAATCGTTCGCCGGGATGGCGGCACGCCCCAAGGTCGATCCACACATTGAAGCGGTCCATCGCGCGCGCGGCGATGAGAAGATCATGTTCACCAACGGGTCACGAATCCTGTTCGGCGCCCGTGAATCTGGCTTCGGTCGCGGATTCTCCGACGTGGACATTCTCGTGTTCGATGAGGCGCAGATCATGACCGAGGGCACCCTCGAAGACATGGCCGCAGCGCAGAACGTGGCTGAGAACCCGCTGACGTTCATGATGGGCACACCGCCGAGGCCTAAAGACCCCGGCGAAGTGTTCACCATGCACCGCCAAGAAGCGCTCGACACGCTCACCGACGAGACCGCCCGCCAGACCAACGAAACGGCGCTCATCGAAATGTCCGCCGATCGAGGGTGTAACCCGATGGATCGGGCGCAGTGGGCCAAGGCGAATGCCTCGTTCCCGCATCGCACTTCCGAGCGCGCCATGTTGCGTCTGCGTAAGAAACTCAAGTCGTTGGAGTCCTGGTGCCGTGAGGCCCTGGGCATCTGGGATGAGGTCTCGGTACATCAGCCCGTGGTCACGCGCGAGGCGTGGGGCGAGCTGATCGACGTAGGCCCCGGCCACCGGGTTGCCCCGGACGGTATCGGTGTCGATATGTCCCACGGGCTACAAATCTCGGTCAACGCCTGCTGGATCGAAGATGAATCGGCGCACATCGAAGAGATTTGGGCCGGAACCGATGTGGCAGCGGCGACCGCCTGGACCGCCAAGGCCGCGGGCCGACGAATCGAGGTCGTGATCGATGACCTGTCGCCAGCGGCGCAGATGATCCCCGGCCTAAAGGCCCTCGGGGTCAACGTCCGCCGATCCACGGCCCGAGACATGACCAAAGGCTGCGGGCTGATAGCGAGCCGCATCAAGGCCCACACGCTCACCCACGGTGACCAAAAGTCCGTCACGTCAGCCATTCTCAACGCCATCCGCCGAAAGATTGGTGATGCCGGTGGCTGGGGCTGGGACCGGCGCGACTCAACGGTAGTCATCCACCCGATCGTGGCCGCAACCCTGGCGCTGCTGGCCGCGACAACCAAACGTAAACCCCCATCGGGCAATAGCTCGCGAGGACGAGAGGCGGTGGTGCTGTGAAGGTTTCAAAGATCACCCTTCCGGACTTCACGAACGATGAAAATGCCTTGCTGAACGGCCTTTTGCAGCAGCTAGCCGATTGCCAGCCGAACAACCGGCTACGCGCCTCGTACTACGACGGCAAGCGGGCAATCCGGCAAGTCGGATCGATTATCCCCCGCCAGTACTACAAGCTCGGTCTAGTGCTGGGCTGGTCGGCCAAAGCTGTTGACGTACTGGCGCGCCGCTGCAACCTCGATGGCTACGTGTGGCCCGGACAAGACCTGAACTCCTTGGGTTTCCAAGAGGTTTGGGACGACAACTACTTTGGCGCCGAGTCCAACAGTGCCATCGTCTCCTCACTGATCCATGGCCCGGCCTTCTTAATCAACACCGTTGGAGGCGCGGACGAACCAAAGTCCCTCATTCACGTCAAGGACGCGTTAAACGCGACAGGAGAATGGAACTCACGCACGCGGCGCCTGGATAACCTGCTGTCGATCATCGCCTGGGACAAGGACGGCAATCCCGAAGAGCTGGCGCTGTATCTACACAATCGCACTGCCATCGCCCAGCGCGATCGCGGAAAGTGGACGGTCCAATGGACTGAACACAAGTACGGCGTGCCCGCTGAGGCCCTGGTCTACAAGCCACGGGTGGGACGCCCGTTCGGGTCCTCGCGCATCTCACGGCCCGTCATGTCGATTCACGACCGCGCGCTGCGGGTCCTGATCCGCACCGAAGGCCACGCCGATATTTTCAGCTATCCCGAACTGTGGATGCTCGGCGCCGACTCATCGATCTTCAAGAACCCGGACGGCTCTCTGAAACCCTCCTGGCAAGTAATGCTCGGACGCATCAAGGGCATACCCGACAATGAGGACGCTGTAGACCCCAAGAACGCCCGCGCCGACATCAAGCAGTTTCAGGCCGCAAGCCCCCAACCACACCTTGACCTACTTCAGCAGTGCGCCAACGATTTCTCGGGCGAGACCGATCTACCGGTGTCAGCGCTGGGAGTGCAGGCACGCACCAACACCACAACCGCTGACGGCTCCGACAACGCCGAAAAGCAGCTGATTGCCGAGGCCGAAGGCGCGACCGATGACTGGTCACCGGCATTTCGCCGGTCCATGATGCGTGCGTTGGCCATCAAGAACAACGAGAGCCAGATTCCCGCAGCCTGGCGTTCGATCGACACCAAATGGCGCCCCCACGCCTACATCTCGCGCGCCGCACAAGCCGACGCCGGTCTCAAACAGCTCTCAGCGATCCCGTGGCTTGCTGAGACTGAGGTCGGCCTGGAACTGCTCGGCCTGCCCCAGCAGATGATCGACCGAGCCCTATCCGAACGTGACCGAGCGCAACGCGCCCGCCAGATCACCGCGCTAGTGGACAAACTCACCGGCGCCCCGATCCCCGACCCGGCGCCGGGCACCGCCGAGCAGGCCGCACAGCAGGCGATCGGCAATGGTTCACGCGGTCTCTGAGTTCCAACGGCTACTCGCGGCCCTGGGCGCCGAGCAGGCCGCCCAGCTGTCCCGGCTGCTGGCCCGCACCGACCGGCTCGACCAAGGCGAGCTGCTGGCATTCATCACCGACGCCTACCCCGAGGCCATCGCACCGTTTCTGAGTGCCGCCGCCCTGTTGACTGCTCAGTGGTACGACGAACAGCCGACCAGCTCGACCTACACCGCCGCGCCCGCAGAACTGACCCCCGCCGCACAGCTGGCGGTCTCCGGGCGCTGGGCGATGCTGCAAACCGCCCCATTGGACGCCCTGACCGGCAGCGCCGCCCGCGCACTGTTCAACGCCTCCCGAGAGACCGTGCTCACCAATGTGATGGCAGAGCCCGGCGCACGGTGGGCACGGCACGCCTCGGCCAACGCTTGCTCGTTTTGCCGGCTCATGGCCACCAGGGGCGCCGTCTACACCTCGGAAGCCTCGGCCACCAAGGTCACGGGGCGCGGGGCGAATCTGGAACGCTCCGACCGGCGCGCGATCGCGGCCGGGCAGATGAGCAGAGACGAAGCCCTGCAACGCCGCTCGGTGTACCGCTCTCAGCGTCTTGCGGCCAAAGCTGGCAAGAACGTCGGAGACAGCCGGATTGGCGCGCAGCGCGGCACCCGTGCCCTGGGCGAGAAGTACCACGATCGGTGCCACTGCATCGCGGTCATGGTGCGCCCCGGCAATACCTACCAGCCACCGGCCTACGTCGAGCAATGGGAACGCGACTACCTCGACGCGGTGGAGGCCACCCGCGCTGCCGGGCAGACCAAAGGCAAGTACGGCGCTATCGACCTGGCCGCCGTCATCCGCCACATGGACCACGCCCACTGATACCCGGCGCCTGCACGCGCCCCGCGAGCCCCCTTGGCTGAAACGGCCGAGGATAACCCGAAATGGGAGACAACCGCATGTCCGAAAACACCACCCTGCCCGTGCACCCGATCACCGGGCTACAGGCCATTGGATTCACCCGACGCGGCCCCGTGTGGCCGGTTATGGGCGCCTCCGAGCCTCCTGCTGAGGGAGCCGAATCGGCACCCCAGGGCGGCGAGCAGCAACAGGAATCCGCCCAGGGGAACGAAACCGAGCCCCAGGA